GCAGCACCTACTCCAAGAGTTGCACCAAGAAATGACAATGTGAAGGCAGCTGTATCAGCTGCCACATAACCTATATATGCAGGATCAAGTAATATACGGGGGTCCGCTTTGATTTTAGAGAGAGCATCACCTTCCCATTCCTGCCTGGGTTTCAATTCCGGATGTTTTACCGTCCATTCTTCATATTCTAATTGCCGTTTAACATAGCCTTGTCTTAACGCATCTTTAATACCCTGCGCCCACTTATCCAGAGGTGTAACAGGAGTCTCTTTATCCTTCATCCAGGGAGCTGTTATCGATAACCCGGGGCTAATAGTAATTCTATCTTTCCCGACTAATTCTCCTAATATTTCATTTGGAAGAGTAGTCAGCAAGTATTGTTTACTCTGGTACCACATCCTGGACATCCCGGAGTAAAAAGCATCACAGATATCCTTTATCTTGCTTTCTTCTTCAACCGGCGCGGACATGTTCATAATTTCCTCGGGTGCAAATATTTCGGTCATTTGCATATCTGTTATATCGGGTTGTATGGTACGTAACAGTTTTTCCGTATCTTCAGTCCATCCTATCTGTCTCAAATCGTTGAGAAAGGCCTCTGGACTAGACTGAACATATGACAATACCTCTTCAAGGTCCTGCTCAGGAAAAACACGCCCGAATATCTGCTCGATTTCAGGTGGTTCTGCCATAGTGCCTAAACTGGTCTGTTGTGTTTGAGCACTCTGCAGCCCAAGCAGCTTTTCAAATTCATTTTTATTAAATGCTTCTCCGGAAGGAGATATATACAGGCCATCTTCTGTGATCTCCCACTTTGTCGGAGTAACAAAACTTGCGCTGTATCTTTCATTCCCCTGTGTCGGATTGAACTTAAGCATCCAGCCTTCTTCAAGTTGAATACCCATTTCACTTGCTTCGGTGGGAGTGAAAAACAGTGGCTCTGTGGGCAAAGACGTAGTGAGCCTTCTCTGTGAAATTGCTCCTGACAGCTGCGGATACATCTCTTTGACTTCAGCCAGAGAGTTTCCGTATTGTGACAACAGGCGCTCTATATCTAAATCCCTGGCTTGCGCATAACGTGCCAGTAAGTCCTCTTCGTTGATATTAAATCCGTTCATATTAATTACTCTTACCAAACAGGATATACCAGCAATATCTCAACCTGACTGATAAAGGCCATTTCTTGACTACCTTTACATACTCAATCCAGTTTTGCTTGCTGTATTTCCTGATTTTTTTAACAACCTTACTGTTCATTGCTCTGTCCCTGTAGCTGCTTCCGTGACAGCAACTTCTCAAGCAGATTTGGCTTCCCTTGCTTCCCTTGATTCGATTGCTCTGACTCGGGCGTAGCATCGAGTGCTTCAATAATCATATTGTCGAGGTTCTCTTGTGTGAAATTAAACTTCTTGCTCACTTTGTACCTCCGTAGCTTCGGTTGGCTCAGGTGACGCCGGAGAAGTCAAGCCCTGGCTGGCATTACCTCCTCTGCCACCTGCCATTAAGGGCAACAAGTCTTTGCTTCCTTGAGACTCCGGATTACTTTTAGCCTGCATATCAGTCATAGCTCCCTGCAGCTGTCTCTGCTTCAGTATGGTTACAATCCTCTTTGCCAGGATATATGCCTCAAGTGGTTTCTTGTTCTCTATCAGCTTGCTTGCACGTCTGTAGAGGAATAGCACCTCGTCGACTTTTTCTGCCTGCTCTGATAATAACTTCGATTCCTCTCCGTCCGGATCCTTCAGAGTCAAAACTTCACGCCTGATAGTGTCTCCGGATAAGTAATTCTGGGCAGCGTTAGCGATAGAGAGATCGGCAATATCCTGTTCTTTAGATACTGTGAAGAATCGGTAGTTTATAGAAAAGTCACCTTTGAGGTCCTGAACTGTATATTTATTCTTATTACCTGGTTGGCCAATATTTAATGACTTTTTCAATGCTATGCACTGGTTAATAACCATCCTGCTCATAGACTGATAAAATTCAGCTTTCGCCGATATCCTCGGAAGGAATATATCGTCCCTGGATCCGGTTAACCTGGTAATTGCTACGGAAGATAGCGGAAAACTCAGTGTGCCGTAGTCAATGACGGATAAGCTACCTTTCTGCAGTGAAGCATCTAGCACAGCATAGAACAGCCTCGTAGCTGCCTTTATGTCGTTGATAGGCATCGGCTTGTATCCGGCACCTTTCGAAACAGGAACTATCTTGTTCGGACCGAAGGGAGACACTTTAGGTTTTGTCGCGTTCTCTCCCTGATCACTCTCATACTGCAGCCCTCCGAATAGTGCCTGAATGTTCAGTGTCTGCAGTATCGTCGCGGTCCTGTTTTTCTCCGCCCAGAGCTCCCGATTAGCCCAGAGTATGCTTTCGCCATGATGCTCTGCAGCGCTGTCTGTACCCAGCATAGAACCTATAGGACATATCGATACAACAAATGGAGGGTATACATAGGGGTTTTTCTGATCTTTTACTGCTTTCTTCTCTATGAATACTATATTCTTTGCTTCATTCCAGAAGTCCACCACTTCGGAATAATCATCATCTACGTCTATGCCATACTCTCGCTTGATTGCAGCCTTGGACCGTCTATAGATCGCAGCCCCCCAGATAAGCCCATTGTTATCAGTATCGTAGACAAAGTTCCTGGTATCTACAGGTAGTATATCTGCTTCAATGTTCCCGTCTTTGCCTTGCCTGTTACATATCCTGGCAGCTATACGCCCCCGGATACATATCTGCTCATTTATAAAGCCGTCCAGCCCCGGTATCTCTCTTTTTACCAGTCTTTCATCAACCATATAGAGATAGTCATCCAGGAACTCCTCGATTTTCGTTGTCTGTTTGTCAGCCATATCACGCCCCTCTATGACTGTCTGCATCGTAGCTCCGCCGATAATGGCTATGGCTTTTGTGGCAAATAGCAAAGAGTCATTGAGTGTTATATTGGCTACGTCCTCAACTTCTTTCTGATCATTCGGAGGTAAGCCCATCATCTTATAAGGGGTCAGGAAGTAGAGGTCTTCGTCTTTGTCCATGCGGGCAAAGATACCCTGCATCTCCTCCTTTTTATCTTCTACCAGCTTATATTCTTCTCTCGTTTCGTCTGCCATGATTTACCTCTTTTTTATAAAGGAAGATTTGAAATTAAAATTGCCAATACGGTAATTACAAGCGATACTGTTCCCCCCACGACCCACACCATAGCTTTGCGCCAGGTTGTATTGGTTTTGACACTGCCATTTAAGTCTCTTAGATGTTTTTCCATATCATAAACAAGCTGCGCCATCCCCTTCTCACCCGTTGCAGGTACTCCTAAAATTACCGTATAGAGTTCTGTTAACATCTGCTCTGGTGTTTTTCTCTCACTCATATCAGCTATCTCCTTCAAAGTTAGTATTGCCACACTTGACCTGTACTGCCTATGACCGGGATATATGAAGCAGCAGCATACCTTCGGCCATCCATCCCGTGACTGTATTGATGTGCGGTTTCATCACTCAGATATTCACGCCCGGTATTAGGCTCTCGCTTCATGATATACCTGTAGTTACGCTGCTCTTTGATACAATCAATGCTGTCTTTCGTCCAGTACTGGTAATATGAATTTACCTTCTTGATACCATACTTGACGCTGCCGGCGCCTTTCTCAGTCTGCTGGACATTGAAACCTCTCTGCCGCAGCTCCTCTGCGCTCTTCGGTTCGTTAGGATCGGGATAAATAGGATCACGTTTGGACACATTCAGTAGGTCCATTTCCCTGGCAATGTCATCATTCGTCATTGGGGTAAAGTTATAGAACATCTGATGGCTATAGAGGTTGTCACCAATAATGACATTCTTTATCAGGACTGTAGGATCACTCGAAAAACCGAAGTCCAGCCCATAGAAATAATCCCCTTTCGGCAGCCTGTCTATCTGCTGAAAAGAAGGATATACCAGGCCTTCGATCTTCCCGATCAAACCAAGGCCGTAAACATTCCACCAGTTAGGATCCTTATCTTTATTGCTCTCAATGTTCGCTACTACTTCTGCAGGTAGCACTGCTTTAGCATCTAGATATGTGCTGTGGATATAGACATTCTCCGGCTGCCCTATCCAATTCTCATGTGCCCAGAACTCAGAGACAGGATTCCAGTCGGCAAAGGTGAACTTTGCAGTCCGGATATCCAGGCCTCGTGCAGTCTCGAAAGGTACATTATTTGCCTCATTGATAAAGAGAATGTCACGTCTGGGACCTCTCACCTTTGCTGACTCATCAGCTCCAAAGAACTCTATCGTCCCTTTATCACAGCTATACACCTGCTCGGTCTTGTTGTACCGGTTGGAATCGAATTTATCACCCATTATTCTTATGAAATCACGGATACAACCTCTCTTGAGATGAGGAAGAGACTCACTGACCACCGATATTAAAACCTTCTCCGTCTGTGCTATCAGGTTGAGAAGATATAGTATCGACCAGGTTTTAGTTGACCAAGTACCACCTTCATTGAGTGCTCTACGATACCCCTGCCGGTACGCCATGAAGTTTTCGTTAAATATCCTGGTTGTTTGCATTTTCTTGGTTCAGATACTTCAGCAGTTCTTCTTTAATCTCAGGGCTGCTCACTTTAATATTCCATTCAATTGGCTTGTCTCCGCCACCTATGGGCTGCGTCACCTTACCCTCGAGCCTATCAAGTAACATGCTCAGCTCCGGATAGCGTTTCAATGCC